TCCATTCGGGATATAGTCAGAATTAATAAGCTTCCACTTATTAAAAATTTCACCAATTTCACCCGTCAGGAGAGTGGCTTTTGGGCCATATTTGTCAACAGTCTTAACATCGGTATCGCGCATCAGCTGATTCGCTGACCACGGGTTCACAAAGGAAATCAGCTGAGCTGTCTGCTTAGCATACAGTCCAAGCCGATAAATTGCTTCACCCCAGACATCAACTGTTGCATTACCATTAACAGCCTGATTCACACCGCTTTCACGGCCAATAGTAAGAATACCATCAAATGCCATTCGCGGGTCTTTTGTAAACCATGTAGTTGTAGTTGCATTAGCCTTCACAGCAGTAGTAGGAGTATGGTCAACGTCACCAGTGAGGAATGCACGCTCTTCACCAATGCCCATACCACGTGCAAATAACATCCTTATCATAGAGCGCATATCAACAACACCATCTTCAAAAGTTTCTTCGGATATTTCTATCCATGCAAAAAGTTTCTTTGCAACAAGTTCAATTGTGCCAGCACTGAAAGTAGTCGATTCACCTTCAGTGGCTTCATTCGGCTGATAATATACTTCAGTCCCGCTCAAGATTTTCGGAATCGTTCTTGTCCTACTCCGCATGTTGAAAGAACGGAAAACCTTGCGGAAATTATTATTTTCAGTTACAACATCAATAAATGTTGCAGCAAGGGGTGCCGGAAGAAACGGATTAGCCACATTACCAGTTTGACCTGCGCCAATGGTAACAGCCTTAGCCAATTTCTTGAGGTCTTTCAGATTTCTTATCTTAAACTTCATTATTAAGACTCCTCAAATAACCTCATTTATAAAAAAGTGCAACTCTCTGTTGACTGGGTGGGTTACTAACAAGTTATTTATTCATCATCATCGTCACTGTCTTCAGCATCTTCGGCAAAGCCATGGGCTGCTGCTGAAGAATTCAGCATGCCGCCAAGGTGCTTGTCAAGAGCAGCACGGTCTTTCTTCTGCTTCTTGCTCAATTCATTGCCGGCAACATCTTTATCTTCAATGTCTATTTCATCAGCATCAATTTCAATCTCTTCATCATTCTTTCCCTTAGCAATAGTTTTCAGAAGCTCTTTAAGGTCATCCTTGCCTTTACCTTTTGGCGCAGGCTTTTCTTCATCATCTTCTTCATCTTTATCAGTAATCATTTTCTTCAACATTTTAGCAAAATCTTTCTTCTTCATTGGCTTGCTAAAATCAATATCTTCTTCATCAATCTTTTCACCTTTAGCAATTTTCTCAACTTTATTGGCAACAGCTTCAACAGTTTTTGCAAGTTTCCCGACTGTTTCTTCAACAGGCTCAGGAACATTCTTAACGGCAGTTTTATCAAGAGCTTCAACTTTCTTGCTCACGGCATCAACAACTTTGCTGAGGCCGGAAACGGCTGTAACCATCTGTTGCATGTCAGCATTCTGCTGCTGTTGCTGCGGCTGCTGATTCCCAGCGCCGATTTTTTCCAGAGCGGAATTAACGGATTGTGACAGAATTTCTGCAATCTTATCAGGTTCCATTTTCTTTGTCCTCTTTCAGAGGTTCAAGAATTTCCGATAGGCGAGTGCTCACATCAGTGACAACATTTTTCAATATGTTCTTTTTCTCATCAATTCCAGTCTGTAGCTGAGCCACAGATGTAACAGTTTTAAAGAACTCAGTGAGTTCTGCTTCTAGTTCACCAGATATTTGTTTAATCATACTTATGGTTTCAATACTTTCAGACAGATTTTTCAATTCATCTATTTTCTTAGAAAGTCCAATTACTTGCAAATGAGTAGCAAGATGATTTATTGCAGCAGGGTCAGCACTGTCTTGAATTGATTGTACAAAACTCTTAACAAGCATATCCCTGTGCAAATATAACATACCCTTATCACTCACAAAGTGATGGGGATATTTCTTGAAAATGTTCTTTCGATTAATATCAGAAGGAAAAGCTATATCAGGAAGGTCATTTGTTTTTATTGTATCAATAGCAGGGGCTTCTTTAGCAAGTCGAGAACTGTGTTTATATGTCAAAGTTCCAGATTCTAGCCTTGAACTATTCAGTTCTTCAGAAATACTCTTTCTAATCGCAACCCCAAATGTTTCAGCATTTGCCGGCTGCGTTGTAAGAGCAACGTGATATATATCACCATCTTCTATGACAAGCGCTTCTTTCTTGAGGTCTTCATTGTATTCGCGGAAAACCTTTGTAATTCTTCCACCTACAGAAAGTCCATAGGATATTCCTGTAGCAATTTGCTCCAAGATATATGAAACCATTTTGCTTTTGGAAGGTTTCATTAATCTTCCTTCAATATTGAAGTTATCTTCATCACCACCAGTTTTAGTGATAACCCCAACGGTTTTCTCAGGGCTATCAGGTTGATGAGTTTCTGCCGTTAATGGCAAACCCTTGCCAGTTCTCTTCATCTTTTCAACAAAACTTTTAGAAGCCCGTTCATCTTCTCTATCAACAGATGTAGTAGAAGCAGTACCTTTAATTATGGGATGCTTTTCTTTGGCAGCCTCTTTATCAAGTGTAGAAAAATCATTACCTTCATCATCAACTATCTTACCGAATGGAATAAACGCAGTAAACTGCTTAGGTTCTTTCAGAGTTATTTCCTTCACAATTATGCCTCCATGTTTAAAATAAGTGAGAAAAGTTTTTTCAATAATTTCTTCACTCTTATCATTTTTATAATACCAAGTTCCATTTTTCAAAAAACAATGTTTCTTAACATATTTCCAAGTTGCATCTTTGTCAAATCTATTATTAATATAAGTTATAACAAAAGCTTTTCCTATACCTTTTATGAACTTTTTTCTGTCATCAATCTCCCACACATATCTATTATCAGAATTTGTAGTTTTATAATATCCAGCATTAGGAAGTACCTCTTTAACTATCTTGCCAATCAATTCCTCTTCTGGCAACTTATCTAAAAAATACTCAAGCGCCTTTATCATCAATAATGCAACATCCTTATCATCTTGGTCATAAATAGATTTGATAAAATTTATAAGCCTTCTTCTTCTGGAAGAAGATTTATGAGAATCATTAACCATAGCAGCATAATAACATCTTCCAAAGCTTTCAAAATTCTTATCAACAAATGCCTTACATTCAACAGATAGACCAAGCTTCCTAGGTGAAAATAGGAGTTGTGTAGTGGCTACCTTCACAAAACCATATTTTCCGTAATCAATATTTCCTATGTCTTTGTAAGTTATCATTTATTGGAAAGCACCTTTTTGGTTCTTAATCCATATCTTTTAATAGTTCCAAAAATATCATTGCTAGCATAAGGAAATGAATAAGTTTTATTCAATGCCTTGTCACGTTCTCTAATCAATTGAGTTGCTACCTCAATAATTTTAGAAGGAGCTGTCTTTTCCAATCCAGTAGGTGTTTTAAAATTCTTCATAATATGTACCAATTGCATATCTACTCTATCAGCATACACAATTTTACCATTATTGCCTTCATCCCCCTCATCTCCTTCTCCATTATCTTTAGGAGCAGGTGGCTTATTAGCTGCACCAATTATCCTTGATTGCTGATATTCTTGAAGAACACTCAACGGAGCATAATTCAAAGGGACAAAAGGCTCATTACCCCAACTTACTGGAGACATCTGTAATTTAGCTCTCAACTGATTGATTGTAATAACGCCTCTGTCAAGATATATCTCATCAATCTTAGCTTGTTTCTCTTCATCATCAATATCAAGATTAGAAGAAGTAAGATATATGTCATCATAATTCAAATTATTATCTCCCCAAATAAGTACAGCATTAAAAGTATGCAAAAACATTTTTATAAGTGGCACAATAGCATTACGCTTAAATTGTTCAGTCTGAACTTCAGAATTCAATTTCCCAGTTGTATCTGTAAGAACTCCAAGAACCATCGGTTGCATACCGAATACTGCCATCATTCTACTTAACAGTAATAAGTCCCAATCGGTAAATTCCATATCCTTGTGAGTTGTTTTCATTTCCATTATCTTAACATTGCCCTTCTCTGCACCCATAAAAAGAGGAAGGTGAGGCTTGCCCTGATGTTCCCTCTTATACCAAGCTTTCGCTCTTTCAAGAGCGCCTTGACCTTTTCCAAAACCAAGTTGCTCAAAAAGGAAAGCTATGTTAGGTCTTGCATTGTTCTCAAAGAATTTATAATTATAATTCACCATTTCAAAATCGCCAAGAATAGAAAGGGCTATAGATGAAATAGGAGAAAATCCATTAGAATAACCTGCACGCCTATTCTTAATGAAATTCATAAATTCATCTTTAGAGAAATATGAGACTACTCTGGCATTTCTAATCTGTGCATATGTTTCTGAATCTTTAAGAGTACCATCTTCATTTGCATTTACAAATAATTCTTCTCCAGATACATTACACCATAAAGATATATCTCCATCTTCAGCAGCATATTTGTCAGCCTTAACTATTTGCATTCCAGCTTCATCATATACTAAAGTGTCATGCATAACCTTTTTTCTAAGGTCATGAAAACTTTCTCCATCCTTATTGGGCTTAAGAAGAATCTTAGAAACATGTTCCATGTGCTTTTTAGTTTCATCAGAAGGTTCTCCATCATCTTCTCTTAAAGCAAGCGGCATCGGAAAAAGCTCCACTTGAGAAGTTCTTTCCACAGTCAAGTCTATAATTGCTCTGCACCATTCATTAACTTCATAACAATTTGTCATAAAATCTCTAGAAACATCATAATCCAAAGTATCAGCTTGTGCACTAGAAGCATCATCCTGCCCCATATTCATGTAAGCAGAGTTGCGAAGTTTCCCTCTCAATTGCTTCCCAAAATTTCCACCAGCTATTTTATCAAACATTCTTGAGGTACCAATCATAATTATTCTCCCTCATTCTTAGGATTATTCTCTGGCAAATGATTATGAATCACAACACCAATTATACAAGTAACAAAACATCCAACAAGTTTACATATAGCAGATATGAGTTCCATATTTTCAAAGTTTATTATAATATATAATCCGTACACTATAGAGAAAAGCATTGCACCAAGTGTTATATCTACAAATACTACAAAGAATAAGACTTCAAATTTTTGGATATAACCAACATAAGTTTCAGGATTAAAAAGACTCAACAAAAATCTCCATAAAGATTTCAAAAATTCCAAGCGCTTTTCTCGCTTTTTCTCTTTATCAAAATCTTCAATTTCTTTATTCAGTTTGGCATCTCTTTCCTGTTTTTTCTTTTCTCTTTCTTTCTGTTTCTCAATTTCAGTATCAAGAGTGTCTTTCACTTTTCCTGAAATTTGTTCTTCATCCTTATCATCTGCAGCAAGTTCTTCATCAGTTCCTTCATGTTCTTTTTCTTCATCCGAAAAAGACTGCGCCATTTTCCATCAACTCCTTAACTAAAGTTTGAGTGACGGCAGCACATCCATCTAAGACATCTTTACTGCCGTGTTCAACACCCTCTGTCTCAAATCTCTTAATTGAAACATCAGGATGTTCTATTTTGTTACCAACATCCATTACTTCTTCGGCTTCTCGCCGCCAAATATAATGAGGATATATCTTCCATATCCCCTGTTGCATATAATCCTTCATAGTATAATATGGAGCTTTAGTTCTATCCACAGACATTTGCTCAGCCTCTATTCCATGCCGATTAAATTCTTGTATAGTTTCTTCACTGCCCCATCTATCAGCAGTAACTTTAATAAGACCAAATCCCCTCTTTTCTTGAAGGTCTATGGCGAATTTCCTCACATCAGCTATTCTAACTTCTCCAACAGAACGCTTACAAGTAACTTGTAGTGCCAAATCTATCACAATACCAGCTCTCAATTGTCCCTGATAATCTGATAAATCTACATCATATTCTTTCTTATAAAATTCAAGCCATGCTTGGTCATATCTCACTCTCATTTCTTGCATATGACCCATAACAAAGCCTACAGCATCTCCACCACTCCAAGTTTGACCTTTAGCTAAATCCAAATGAATTGCATAATAATATTCAGATTCACCTCTAAACCATGGTTCCAATATTTCAGAAACTCCTTTAGAAATATCATCAATTGTTACTAATCCCATCTTAACCGGATTGATAGTAAATTTATGCTCAGCATCTAAAGAGTTATTCAAAACAAACTTATTACTAAACAAAGAAACAGTTTCACACTTAGGGTCTTTACACTCATATATCATAGCAGCCTTCTCTGGGTCATCCTCATAATCCTTCCTAAATTGTTCCTTCAGCTGCTCTTTAGTTTTATCAGTTCTAACCTCATATACAGAATATTTCCTCACATATATTCTTGGTTTCTTTTCGCTTTTCCTTACCAACACTGACATAGGGCAGTTAGTTCCATACTTATATGAGATGCACATAAGCTTACCATGTCTGGAACTTCTGCGTACAGAAGAGCCTAAAGAACCATATTGTCCAACTAATTTTTCATCTTTTTTACCAGTAGCTGCTCCAAAAACTCTCTCAGTTCTCATAGCTCCAACTTCATCCATAACAGCTAGAACAATTGTAAGACCCTCACCTGTGAATCTATCAGAAGTTAGAGAATGGGCAGAGATTCCTCTTTGGAAATCAATTTGATTCTTTTTAATATCTCCATCTTTTTCTCTCAAATCCATGTACTTAAATTTCCGAGTACCTACATCAAAATAAAAGTTCTTTGTTGAAAACCAAGGTAATCCAGTATCAGGGTCTTTAATATCCTTGATGTATGCAACCAAATATTTAAAGAAAATATTTTTTGCTTGATTAGCATTACTAGCTACATTTACAAAATCAATAGGAGAATCTTTGCCCAAACCTAGAAAAGCTTGTGGATTTACCATACAGCCTAATTTATAACCTTGATAAGAAAAACATTTGGCAATTGTGGAATCTTTACCACTACCCTTGCCCCACATTAGGACTGCTTCATCCCAATCTAGGTTACTAAAATCAAATGGGTCTATTCCGCAGATAACATCTACAGCCTCTTGTTGTTTTGGAGTACATTTTTCACCGAACATCTTGCCGAAGAAATATCTTGAAGTAACAGGTTCATATCTCCAAATTTCATTATAAGGTCTAAATCCAACAGGAAAGTCCTCAGTAAAATCTTCAGCATCTTTCTGTTCCTTGAGCTTATCTTCCCTTGTTTTTGCAATATCTTCCATTTCATCAAAAAGTGTATCAAAATAAGCTTCTGTTGCACTATCTTTCCCTGTTGCGCGCAAAGAACGCTCAGAACGGAAAACATCATTAAGGCTTCTTCTTGCCATCAGAACATCCTTGCTGGTTGGAAAAACACAGGTCTACCCGATGTATCATATGTTCCAATTTGCAATCCTGAACAATACAAGCCGGATTTAATACCAGCATGTTTAGTTCCTACATATCTTGGCTTAAAAATTTTGTAACAAAAAACAACACCTTCCTTTGTAACACGAAAGGTAAGAGCATCATCAAGAGTTACCTCTGTAACTTCGCCATCTTGATTCAAACCTTTAAATTTGTTATCAACCAGTTTTAAAGCAGCTTCAATCTTCTGCTGTAATTTGTGCCAATTTATATATTCTTGACTAATCTCCAACTCTAGGATTTTTTGAATTCTCTGCATTTATTCTCCAATTTCGATAAAAGCCAGTTTTCAATCTTTTATGGTAAGTAGCCATATGTTCAGTATGAATTATATCATGACTTAATAACGGTTCATTTAAACATTTGCTGCACATAGGTTTAAATTCATTATCATCTTTAAAAAGTACCACATAAGTTACCGCATTGCCCTTAGTTGGACATTTACAACATCTTTTTTTATTGGCGCTATTAAAAATGGGGGCTAAGATTTTATCATCTTCAACATTAGCTTCTGTGGACTCAACATTTTTGCTTTTCATCAAATTAGGTATCATGTTTCACTTTCTTTTGTTTACTCCCTCTTCCCTCTCCCCTTCTTCCCCCCCTGTAACCCCCCTTATAGCCTCTCTCCCATCACCCAAAGAATCTCTTTTTAAGAGAGAAGTGGTGTCACAGTTCGGATAGTATCTTTTGCCCTAAAATTATAATATACTATGTCGGAAGCTACAAGTAAAGGGATTTATGATACTTTTTATTACCCCTACTTTCGCTGGAATAAAAAATTAATTTATATTCCTATCGGAAGGAGATTCTATGCGCAAAAAATTATTTGACAGAACCACTGCTATTATCTTAGTTGATTTTAATAATCAAGTGTGGAGAAACCACCATGCTACTGAAAGAAAGATGTCACCTAATGCTGATGGAATCCATGTTGGGTCTATTTTAGGCTTAATGAAAACCTTGATGCACGCTTATAACAGGATTAAGGAATTACATGCTAGACCTAAATTAGTAATTTGTGAAGATAGAACTCCTACAAGGAAAAGAAAATTATTTAAAAAGTACCAGCATGCTTTCAAGGATTATAAAGGAACTCAACGTTACAAGGGAAACAGACCTACAAAGGATTTAGGATATAATCCTATGGAAATATGTAAAGAATTTATGACATGCATTCCTCATACAACAATATATTGCGAAGGAGAGGAAGCTGATGATGTCATGGCAACATATGTTATAGATAATACAAATAAACCCATTGTAATGTATTCAACAGATAGTGATATGTGGCAATTATTAGAACAACACTCAAAACTTAAGATATATTTAGGTGGAGAAGGTATCACTCCTCATGATATTTTACAAAAGAGATTTCAAACAGACTCTTTTAGAAAGGTTGTTTTACATAAAATAGTTAAAGGTGACCATGGAGATAATGTCAAAGGTGTTCGGAATTATCAATTTAAACGCTCTATTTTGGCGTATGAACAATGCGATGGAACTATTGAGAATTATTTGCATAAATTAATTACTATATACGGCGAAGATAACAGATTCATCCAACAATTACTACAACCCCATAATATTTCTTTGTTAAAATTGAATACAAAATTGGTAAAATTGAGAACTGATGTTGACTATGAAAGAGAAATTGTTTCTAAACCCAATTGGGAGAAATGGAAACACCTGTGTTTTATGTTTGAAACTCCTTCTTTGTTGCGAGTTAGGCTGTTAGATTTATTTTAGAATTGTTAAAGAAAACAATAGCGCGTTAATAAAAAATTTATTATACTATTATTAAGAATTTATAAACGAAAGGAGTTAATATGCCAAGAGGAGTACCGAGCAAGTTGTGGTCTGATGAAACTATTAAGAAAAAATTTATGAAGTTGTGCAAAAAATCTCTTAAACCTTCTGTAAACTGGGACAAATTTAGAGAACTTGATGAAGATGGTGTATTTAAGAAAATTCCAATTCCGCATTTATCAGCTCAATTCAGAAAGATGCGGTTCATAGAGGAAGGACTCTGTTGGTCATGTGGTAAAGAAGAACCTGATAAGAAAGCTGATAATGGATTATGTAAATCTTGTATAAAATATGTCAGAGAATGTAAAGAACGCTCAGACAGGAAGAAGGAAAAGGATGCTAAAAGAAGAAAAAGTAATTGACTATTGGAAAAAAAGAGCGATAAAATTAGGTGAAACAGCTGTAGGATATGGTGACCAAAGCCTTGACAAACAAGAGGGCTTTTATAAGGAACGGAAACAATTTATATTTAAGTATATCTATCGTGACCGTCCCACCATTGACTATGGATGTGGAGTTGGTCGCTATTCTGAAGAATTTAAAGATGACTATTTAGGAGTTGATGTGACAGAAGAAATGATAAAACTTGCTTGCAGACTTCATCCTGATAAAGAATTTGTGTTATTAAATAATCCATTCCTTAACACCAACTTTGATGACGATGACGATGATAAGTCAGATAAAACTGGTGTAGAAATTGATTGGATAAAGCAATTCTTTACAGCAACAGTTTTGCAACACTGTGATAATGACCTTGTGATTAAGATTTTAAAATCTGTGCATGAATTGAAACCAACCGGATTCCATTTCTGCTTTTATGAAAATTCCATGAGTTTTGAAAAGCCTCATATTGTTGGAAGAAAACCTGAACAATATTTAGGAATGATAATGCAAGCTGGTTTTGATATTAAAGATGCTGCCTGTCATAAACATTATGTCAAAAAAGAAGAACATTCATTACTAATTGCTGAGGTATAAATGAGAAAAGCTTATATAGTGTTAGGGATGAAACGCTCTGGGCATCATGCCATAGCCTATTGGATTGCTCACAATTTAAAAGGTCAAACTCTTCTACATAATGATTGTAGCAAAGGTTGGGGCAAAGGTGAGCTTATTCCTAGTTCTAATCAGGCTATGCAGAGCAAAGCTCAATGTGTAGGAGAAGGAAGTTACATTGGTGATGTATACAATATTGAAGATTTTAATGTAAACCATCTTAAAACATTTGATTTTAGAAAATTTCAATCATTGAAGAAGTATGACAAAGTATTTATGTTGTTAGTTTTACGCGACCATTACAACTGGATAGCTTCTAGTTTGAAAACTGGTGGTGGGCCAGCCAAAAGAATTGTTAAAAGAATTGAATTATGGAAAAGACAAGCAAAATTCTGTTTAGATGAAAAAGGATATTCTAAAGATGGGATATTTAGAATATCCTACAATGAATGGTTTTCACAAGAAAATTATCGAAGTGCTTTGGCGTCATACATTCTTCTTGATTCCCATGATAAAGGTGTTAATCTTACTTCTCCAAGAGGCGGCGGCAGTTCATTTGATAGAATGAAATTCAAAAGAAAAGCACAACAAATGAATGTACTTAAAAGATGGAAGTGTTACCAAAAGGATACTTATTTCAATCAATTGATTAAAGACCCTGAATTGGTAAAGCTTTCTTCCAGATTTTTCCCTAATGTGAAAGTTCTGCCAGATGGAAAATAATGACACAATAAATAGATTGAAACAAAGAAATAAACTTATTGAAGATTATGAAAAACATCAACATGAAGCTCTTGCTAAACATGAAGAACCTATCCCATGGCCTCAATGGGTAAGGCAACAACTTTCTAAAAAACCTGAATGCACCAAATGTAATAGAGCTAAGAAAATATTGTTGAGGAAGGGAGTAAGATTAAAACATGCCGACTCCAAAAAAAGGTGAATCTCGAAAGAAGTTTGTTGGAAGATGTGTCCCTTATGTAATGCAAAATGAGGGAGTCACTGATGCATCTCATGCTGCTGCAAAATGTCATGGAATATTTGACCAGAGTAAAAAGATATCTGAAGCTGAAGAAGCTGATGCAGTGTTTAAGGAGCATTTTTCTTTAAAAGGAGAAGATGATGAGTAAGCTTAAATGGACTCCACCGTTTCAAAAGAAATGGTATGGGAAGCCACAGCCTAAACCTGATGCTATGATGAAAGTTACTGTTAATACTCAATGTACAAAATGCGAAAGAAAGAATGGTAGAAGGTCTATTGTTGTGAAAAAGAATATTAGCAAGAAAGACTTTGTTGAAAAATATTCTAAAATTGGAGCAGTCCTCAGCCTGAAATGCAGATACTGTAATGGAAATCTTAAAATGGTAGAATAGTATGAATGATATAAAACCAGCCACTTTTTACTTTTAGGAGAATGGATGTCTAAAAAGCACAAGAAGAAAATAAAAAAAGTTACACCTCATGTTAAATGCGTGATACCATTGGCATATGGAGCAGAACTTGAACCTGAAACTGATATAAGTATTAAGAAATGCATAAAGGAATCTGCCAAACACGGATTTTCTTTTGAATATGCTATAGTTGAAGGAACTAGCATTTCTATAGCTAGAAATTTTGGTGTAAATCTTGGCAAAAGTAATGAAAGACATCAAATAGTAAAAGGTTTTGATTTTTTATTATCTGCTGATAGAGATATGGTATTTGAGCCTAAAGATGTTAGTGATGCTATACAAACTATGATGAAAGCACAGCTATACATTTTTGGAAATGCATACAAAAATAGAATTAAGCCAGAATTGTATAATTGCGGCTATTGGTATAAAGAAGTTGGCAGAACTAATTTTAGCAGATATTTAAAAGCAATTTTCAAAGGTTTTAATAAAGTAGATTGGATAGGCTCTGGATTCCTATTCATTCATAGAATAGCATTTAATGTAATGTCCTTTCCATGGTGGAGAGAAGGCCATCATTATTATGAGGAAGATGATGTAGAATATGGTAATATTCAAACTGATGATATAGGTTTTGGAATAAATGCTTTTGAAAGCGGATATAATATTTATACGGATTGTGATAACCCAGTAAGACATTTATCAGCTGAAAAAGTTGAAAAGAAACTTATTGAAAAACAGCAAGAAAAATTAAAACAGTTCCCTACTAAAGAAGGAAAGGAATAGTATGTTATCAATCATCACGCTTTCAATTACAGGATTGATGGCACTCACACAATTAATAGTGTTAATAATCATAGTCAAAAAATTAACTTATCTGAGTTGTATTGCTGATGCCATAGTTGAAGTTGGAGAAAAATTTGTTGATAAAGCTGATGATTTTATTAAAGTTATTAATAATCTAGAAATAAACAGGTGAGAAAATCATATGAAGCTACAGGTGGGCCATTACACGGTCGCAGCTTTATAATGAGGCCAACTAAAAGATTGAAGCAAAACGGATGGATTGTTTACATTCCAGTTCCCCTAGTGGGAACTCCATCCGGTGATAAAGAAGAAACTATGAAAATACCTATTAAAACTGTAATGTGTAAATACAAGATGTGTAAAATAAATGGTAAACCTTCACTTAAATATAAGGGAGAGGTATAATGGTAAAATGCAGACAAGTATTTAATAATCCTTGCATTGAATGTGGAAAGCTTGAAAAAGAAATGGTTTGTGGTTGATGATGATTTTATCAATCATTGCTTGTTTGATATTTTTCTTTATATTTTGTGTATTGGCAACTATCGCTACGTGCCTTGATAAAATCTATAAAGCTCTTAATACTATTGCAGCAGCATTGATTGAAAGAAATAATTTAATATATGAAGTGAAAAAAGAACAAGATGAATTCCATCGAACTTTCGGAGCGCATATGGGAAAGGTTGGCGAAAATTAACGCAGCATTGTAGAAGAAAAATAACTTTCCAACGTTAATAAATATTATATTATATATAAGTAGAAAGGGGCTTATATGAAAAAGAAAAGAAGGCCAATTGTATTAATGCTATTGATGGGACTTATTAAATTTACAACTATTGTTACAGTTACAGTTATGATTACTTTGGCGATACTACAGAATATGATAATGGGAATGGTATATAATATCCTTAGTGTAGCTATTAGCCAGATACCACAGGATATGTATTTACCTATAGCTGGATGGTTCTGATATGAGAGGTACAAAAATAAATATCATTCCAAATGTTCTTGAAATTGGATATAATATTGTATGAGCATAGTTCAAAAACCAAATAGTGCTTTTCGCCACAAAGGCGAAAAGTCTTGCCAGTTTTATAAGAAATGTAAGATTAAAACCAATGCTAAATGTAATAGGTCTTGCACTCATTATAAACCGAAGCAATCTAAAGACCCTGTTATTATGAAAATCAACAGAGGATTGAGAGGCAAATTCTTATGAGCAAATTTATTCTACCTGAAGACATCTTCCTTAAATCAGATGCACAATACAAACATCATAAAGAACTATCAGAAAACAACTACTACTATTATTATGATCTTGTTAGAAGAGATGGAGTTATAAAATTTGAAACCATTGAGCATAAATCTAAACCAGCAGGATAGGAGCAAGAATGAAAGCATTTGCAATTCCAACAATATTTGCACTGATATTATGTGTAATGATTTGCATAGTGATACCTACGACAAGAACTAGGCATTATATGGGATGGACAGAAGCAAAGAATGTTACTACAACTGACCTCTCAGGTGAAATCTTTATAATCAAGAGAGGAAGATTGCAATACATCTATGATAAGAAATACAATGTATGTTTAGCGTGGTACCATGGCAGAGTCGCAACCATAGACTGTGAGTGCTTAGATGTCTATTAAAAAGAAATTGAAAGGATACAACTTTATAGTAGCAATAATCTGAATATAGGAGAATTAATGAAAATGGATAATAAAGGTAATTGGGAATGGCTGTGTGCTTGTGGGCATCATAACTATTCTTCTGAAGCTCTTAGAGAAATTGCAGATTTGTTAGATAAACAAATGGCAGATGAACAACCGTTCAACCAATAAACTTAGAAGCTTTGATAGTAGAAATAAACACTGTAAGGAAACACTAACGAAGGAGGAAATATGGGTCTCAAGATTGCAGAAGTCGCTGGTTTTTTCAACATTGACGCCGGTATTGCAAAGCTGATTGTTGCACTGATTGACGGCGCGATTGACCCCGATAATTTTGAATCGGTGCAGAACTGGTCAAAGCAGTGCTTCAATGAACCGTCAAAGCATGCCAAGGTGTTTTGCGCCGTTAATGAATTGCTTGAAGGTTACGGCGTTGAAGCAATATGGAGCGCTGACAATGAACTTCACCCCGTCGCGGAATATGTGAATATGGGTGACACCTATTCCCCAACAATCTGCTATTGTGACGGTGAATTTATGCTGTCAGATTGGGGCACATTGGTTGAAAAGCTGAAAAGTGAAGGTGTGGAAGTGAAGTAGACAAGGGGCACAAACGGGCTTTGTGTCTGTGCCGATATGGAAAATCAAACAAAATTTATTATAGATAGTATATATTGAAATTGGTTTCAGGGTATTGTTTTGAAAAATGAGCAAAAATTGTTATAGATAGTATATATTGAAATTGGTTTCAGGGTATTGTTTTGAAAAATGAGCAAAA